CCTTTATTTTACCTGGCTCTTGCTGGAAGGGCTCACCGAGAGGCAGTCTTGCACGACTACCTTTTTCGCATTGGATGCAGACCGCGTGTTTCCTTTATGACCGCAAACCGGATCTTCCTTGAGGCGATGAGGGTACGCGGAAAAGCCTGGTGGGTGAAGTATCCAATGTTCGTTGGCGTGTGTCTCGGTGGTTATTTCTCGTTTCGCAAGAAATACGTTACTGACAAAATATAATTGAGGTGTGCGGGTGATCCTAAAACTCCAAACAGCGCCGACGATAGAACCTATCAGCCTCGATGAGTTAAAGTTGCACTTGCGGCTCGACTCCAGCACGTTTGCCGCGAATATCGACGAAACGCAACTGTTGCCGCCTGGAAGCCACGCTCATACCGTCGCCGCTGTTTATACGCTCATCTATGAGACATTGACCCTCGACGTAGCCCCTGGTGGTGCAGGATGGGCGGCGGGAGATACGCTAACCGGCGTCACCTCGACACAGACCTGCATTATTGCGGAAAAACTCACAGCCACGACCTACACCGTAAAAAACAGAACGGGCGCGTTTACCCTCGGCGAAGTGATAAGCAACGGGACCGCGACAGCGGATCAGGGCGCGGCGTACCCAACGTTTACCTCTCGCATGGTTGACGTTCTAGGCTATCAGGCGGCGGTGGTTCTGGATGCTGGAACGTTCACGACCGGGACGGCAGACGTTAAAATCCAAGATTCCGACGATGGGATAACCTGGACTGACTGGACAGGCGGCGCCTTCACGCAGGTAACAACGGCCAACGATAACGCCACGCAGGAAATAGCATACACCGGGACAAGGCGATACATCAGAACGGCGGGAATGGTCTTAGTCGCGGCATGCCCCATAAGTACAACCGTTGTGCGCCTGGCCGGAACTACAGTCGAAGATACTCTGCTTGAAGCCCTCATAACAGCAGGGCGCGAACAGATTGAAGACATCACCGGGCGGCAGCTCCTGACGGCGACATGGGATTATTGCCTCAATGCTTGGCCGCAAGAAGATTACATCAAGCTCCCATTCGGGAACCTGCAAAGCGTGACATCTGTCAAATGGAAGGACACGGACGGCACGGAGACAACGCTTGTAGCTGGGACAGATTACCTTGTCGAGACAAACGGCGACCAGTGTGGGCGGCTTGTGCTGCCCCATGGCGTAAGCTGGCCTACCGACACTCTTTATCCATCGAACCCCGTAACCATACGATTCATGGCGGGATGGACAACGGCGGCCCTGGTTCCCTTCAAAATCAAGGCGGCGCTACAGCTTATTTGTGCGGATCTCTACGAGCATCGCGAAGCTCAAAATATAGGGCAATCGTTCAACGAAAATCGGGCGGTGCAAGCATTGCTGGCGAGCGCCAGGTTGCACGATGAATTTTAGGGGGAACCGATGAGGATAGGCGAGCTCCGTCACCGGATAACCTTTGAGAAGCGCTCTATCGTGTCTGATGGCATGGGCGGGGCAACTGAGACGTGGGAAGAATATGACACGGCATGGGCCGCTATTTGGCCTACATCGGCCAAAGAGCAAATCGTAGCCAATGCGCCGAGCATGGTTGTCACGCACAGGATTAGGGTTAGATACCATTCCACGATCAATGCTAGCTGGCGGGTAAAGTTCGGCACCCGCTATTTTACGATTATATCGATCGTGAACCATGAAGAGGCTAACCGTTGGCTTGATCTTCTATGTAAAGAGGCAAAGGCATGAAAGCAATCTCTCAGGCCATATTCACCAAGTGCGCGGTCGGCACTAGCCTTCATACCGCTCTTAGTGGGCGCATGTACAAGGGGCGGGCACCAGATGCGGCAACATTCCCCTATTGCGTGTTTATGCTTGTCTCAGACGTTCCAGGAAACATCTGGAATGCAAACATCCAGGATTCACGATGGCAATTTTCTCTATTCTCTACCGCTTCCAGTTCGACGGAAATTGAGGATCTCTACACGTACCTCAAGGCGCTCTACGACGATTGCGCTCTGACGGTTACGGGCGCAACACATGTGCGAATGGTGCGAGATAACGCACTGCTCATGAACGATGAAATCATCACAACGGCAGGCACCACGCAGCTATGGCATTACGCAGTTGATTACAATGTGATGACGGTCAAAACAAGCTAAGAAAGGTCTTTATGCTATCAATCATTATCCCGGTATTCAATCAGCACGAGATGACAAGGGAGTGTATTAAGGCTGTTTTGCAGCATACGAAGGACTTTGAAATTATCGTAATTGATAATGGGTCTGAGCCTCGTCTGGAATGGGCCGATTTAGGGTTGCGGGTCGGTGATGTTATCTACTGCAACGATACAAACCTTGGCTTTCCGGCAGCGGTCAATCAGGGCATTCGTATAGCTAAGGGCGAGACTATTGTTTTGCTCAATAATGATGTGATCGTAACGCCGGACTGGATGAACCGATTAAGGTTTTACATCGAACCCAAAACGCGATTAGAGAAAACAGAATCAGACGACGGGTTTAACCTACACGAAATTACTTATCCGCCAGCCTATTCCATTGTTGGGCCACTGACTAACTACTGCACCGGGCTTCAACATACGTTGATCCCTGTCTATCGAAATGCGATGGAGCTTGATAGCCGGGCCATGGATTGGCAGGTTAGCCACGCTTCCGAGACTCAAGAAGTCAACTATGTCATCGGCTTTTGTATGGCGTTCCGAAAGTCCTTATTTGACGAAATTGGCGACTTCGACGAAAACCTTTGGCCGTGTTCGGGCGAAGAGGTTGATTTCTGCCTACGGGCTCGGCAGGCAGGCCACAAGATAGGGATCGCAAAGGATGTTTACGTTCATCACGAAGGCTCACAGACTCTTAAAGCCATGGATGTTGACTATGCGGAAATTTGCAAGCGCAACAATGACCATCTTGCTGAGAAATGGGGGCCAAATTTTTGGAACCAGACGGTCGAAGAGCCCAAAACTGGATTGCTGCTTAACCTCGGGTGTGGATACCGAAAACTCGACGGATATGTGAACATCGACAACCGTGCGGAAGTAAAGCCGGACCTTCTATGCGATGTGCTGCAAGGTTTGCCTTATTCCGACAACTCAGTTGATGAGGTAAGGGCTTATGACTTCTTGGAACACATTCCGCAACCGCACATGATTGAGGTTATCGAAGAGATTTACCGGGTACTTAAGCCGAATGGAATCTTTGAATCATTTACTCCCTCAACCGATGGGCGCGGGGCGTTTCAAGATCCAACCCACGTATCGTATTGGAATAGAAATTCCTGGTCGTATTACTCCGATCCAACATCAAGAGATCTTTACGGAATAAAAGCCAATTTTACCTATGCGATGCTTGAAGATGTAATAACCAGCGTGGGGCATAACATTATCCATACGCACGTAGTCGGAAAGGCAGTCAAATGAACATTTCCAATTTCAAACTCGGTATCGGCATTCCAAACAATTATGACCGCGTTCCATCGGCGTTCTTTGACTCGTTTCTACTTATGGATAAACCGGCGTTTTATTATTTACGTTCCTCTCAGGGACCCATTGAGGAAATGCGGAACAACATAGTCCGTGAGGCTCTGTCTATCGGATGCACCCATCTTGTCATGCCGGATATTGACCAGACCTATCAGGTGGACACCATTACCCGGCTGCTCTCGCACAAAAAAGACATTGTTGGCTGCATGGTCTGCCGGCGTTATCCGCCATTCGATCCTTTAATGCTTCGAGGCAGAATCAATAGCTATCAGAGTGTTAAAGAATGGGCTGATGGTGAGCTTGTGGAGGTAGACGCAACAGGAACGGGGTGTCTCTGTTTCAACATGGATGTGTTCCGTAAAATCCCGGAGCCATGGTTCCAGTTTCAGCGCACAGAGGATGGGGTGGTCGGTGAGGATATAGGCTTTTGCTCCAAAGCAAGAGCGGCTGGGTTTCAGATTTTCGTGGATGCTGGGTGTCCGGCCGGGCACCTGTCTAATATGCTCGTAACGGTTGACACCTGGCGGCTTTACTCATGCCTCAAAGAGCATGAGGTGAAGGCAAGGCACGAAATGGAGCACGGGGTTGTAAAGACAAAAGCGGCATAGCGTTTAATCACCAAAGTTCGGGGTTTTGTTGCCCCGAAAAGGAGTACGCAAAATGGCACTGACTGCACTGGCAGGCAATAAAGCAAAGGTGACTCTTGGTAGCGATACCGTTGTCGGCATGGGGAATTGGAAGCTGGATGGCATTGAAGTTGATCTCCTGGAAACCACCTCGTTTGGAGACACGGCAAAGCAGTACATTACAGGCCTATTGGACTATGGAACGGTTTCTTTCGGTGGTCTCTATGATCCAACCGACACGACAGGACAGCAGGAAATGGTATCAGCCATGCTGAACAATAGTAAGGTCGGTAATATCCGCCTTTACATTAACAACACCTCCTACTGGACTCCGAACGTAACAGCGGTTTCGGCGGCAGGAATGTATGTTCAGAAAGTGCCTATCGGAATTGATAAATCCGGCCTTGGCACGATTGAATTCAGTGGAAAATGTTCTGGACCGTGGCTGCTCGTATAGGGCACACAGAAAGGGAATCGGTTTTTATGGCTACAGCGTTTGACCTTGAAGCAAAAGACGAGGGTGCATGGTTTGACCTCGAGGGTGGGGGGCGGATACAGCTCCGCACTCTCTCTATTGAGATTCTAACGGACATCCGCAAGCAGTGCATTAAAAAAGTGATCGAGTACAAGCGGGTGGACGGCAAGGCGGAGCGCTTCGAGGTGGAGAAGGAAAACACGGACCTCTCGAATTAACTCTTTTGGGATTACGCCATTGTATCGTGGGAAAAGTTC